TCAAGGATATGTCGCCGCCGACGAAGGAGCTCATGAAGCTGACGCTGGAACAGAGAATTGCACACTGCGGGCAGCCTGTCCTTCGCTGGATGATGGACAACATCTACATCCGAACCGACCCGGCGGGGAACATAAAGCCTGACAAAGAAAAAAGCACCGAGAAGATCGACGGTGCTGTGGCGACGATCATGGCGCTGGATCGGGCGCTGAGGAATGGCTGCAGCGGGAGTGATAGTGTTTACGACGGAAGGGGTTTGCTCATTTTTTGACGATTACCACAGGAAGGATTGTTCCGGTGTTTACTTGAAACAGAACACATAAACATCAACTTTTACGCTAGACCGGTAGTAATGATCCAAAATGAGGATGAGGAAGCTGGGGTGGAATACCTGTCCATTCCTTTGGGCTTATGTGTGAGTAGTGTTGAAACTTGCTAACCCTAAAATATCATGGAAGTATTTCAAGGTGGAGTATTGATAGCAACGAGAAAAACTCCGTTCATGCATTATCGCCTTACCGTTACAATGATTGCAGTAGTTATCGATGTATGTACAAATATCGTTTGATATTTGTAAGATATGAATCATTGTTTCATTAAATTCATCCTTATCAACAATAGCTTGAGCGGAATCGATGTAGGAGGAGTCTTTAATAATAGCCACTTTTGAATAGTCAAGCCCTGAGGCTGAGCGTTTTGATCGAGCTGTAGATGAAAACATGTAAGCGTTGCTATGCCCGATCTCCGATCTAAAGGGGATGCATATAAAATAGTCCATGTGTGTATCGATTAGCAAACAAGTATAAGGCCGATTGTCCTTGTACATTAACTCCGGGAAACTTGATTGTGGGTAATCTTGAGTAAATTTAGGCGACAGACGACGAATTTCCACATCGAATTCCATTGTGAACTCCTCATATAAAACATGAGGGCTACCAGTTCTGGTTGCCCTCATTAATAACTTCGCTCGGCCAATTTTTATTTTACCGATGTGTCAGAGCCGTCACACATCATCTTCGCTCGGTCAGTTTTTATTTTACCGACGAGTCTTAACCGTCACTCGTCATCTTTAGCGAAGTAGCACACTAAGTGCTACTTATAGTATAGACGCGGCTATGTGTGATGTCAATCAGAATTTAACTGCTTGTATCAATCTAGTCGGGATTCATATGTTTACGATAAGGAGTATAACATATTTTGGGTATATATCAAAAGTTATTTCGCTCTCGCGACAAACCGAAAGACTCTCTCAACGGCAGCCGCTACAGCTTCTTTTTTGGCGGTACGTCGAGCGGGAAACCGGTGAACGAAACGACCGCCATGCAAATGACGGCGGTGTACTCCTGTGTGAGGATTTTGTCCGAAACCGTCGCTGGCCTACCGCTGAACGTCTACCGATACAATGACAGCGGTGGAAAAGAGAAAGCGTTCAAGCACCCGCTCTATCGGCTGCTGCACGACGAACCCAACCCCGAGATGACGAGCTTCGCGTTTCGGGAGACACTCATGAGCCACCTGCTCCTCTGGGGTAACGCCTACGCGCAGATCATCCGAAATGCCAGGGGAGAGGTAATCGCGCTCTACCCGCTCATGCCGAACAAAATGACAGTCGACCGTGATCAAAACGGCCGACTTTTTTATTCGTATCAGCGGAGTGCGGAAGATCCCACAACACTCGGCAAGTCAAGCACAGTGAGCCTCTCCCCTTCGGACGTGCTGCATATCCCCGGACTGGGGTTCGATGGCCTGATCGGATACAGCCCGATCGCCATGGCGAAGAATGCCATCGGATTGGCGATCGCGACGGAGGAGTATGGCGCGAAGTTCTTTGCTAACGGCGCTGCTCCGTCCGGTGTACTGGAACACCCCGGTACGATCAAAGATCCGCAGCGTGTCAAAGAGAGCTGGAACTCAGCATATCAGGGCAGCGCGAACTCACACAAGATAGCAGTCTTGGAAGAGGGCATGAAGTATACGCCCATCGGGATCGCACCGGAGCAAGCGCAGTTTCTGGAAACACGGAAGTTTCAGATCAACGAGATCGCGCGCATCTTCCGTATTCCTCCGCACATGCTGGCGGACTTGGAGAAATCGTCGTTCAGCAACATCGAGCAGCAGTCGCTGGAGTTTGTGAAATACACCCTCGACCCCTGGGTTGTGCGCTGGGAACAGAGCATGTGCCGGGTACTATTCAGCGAGAGCGAAAAGCCGTCGTACTTTATTAAGTTCAACGTCGACGGTCTTCTCCGCGGTGATTACGCCTCCCGCATGAGCGGGTACGCCACCGCGCGTCAGAACGGCTGGATGAGCGCGAATGACATCCGCGAGCTTGAAAACCTCGATCGCATCGCACCGGAGCTCGGCGGCGATCTGTACCTGATCAACGGCGCCATGATGCTACTCGGTTCCCCTCAAGCTCGCAGCGTCACACCGGAAACGGAACCTACTAATAAAAAGCTGCGTAAAAGCGATACGCAAAAAAACTACGGACAGGAGGATTCTTCTTGAAGAAAGCATTTTGGAACTGGGTACGGAACGAAGACGGCACCCGCATATTGACCATCGACGGTGCAATCGCCGAAGAGAGCTGGTTCGACAATGACGTCACCCCGAAAGTGTTCCGGGAACAGCTGAACGCGGGATCGGGCGATATCGTGATCTGGGTCAATAGCCCAGGTGGCGATTGCGTCGCAGCAAGCCAGATCTATAGCATGCTCATCGACTATAAGGGCCATATTACGGTCAAAATCGACGGCATTGCGGCTTCCGCTGCATCGGTCATCGCCATGGCAGGTACCGAGGTGCTCATGGCGCCGACGAGCCTGATGTTTATCCATAACCCGCTGACGGTGGCGATCGGCGACAGCGAGGAAATGCAGAAAGCCATCGCCATGCTGGACGAGGTGAAGGAGAGCATCATTTCGGCATATGAACTGAAAACAGGGCTGTCGCGGCTGAAAATATCGAATCTCATGGATGCCGAAACCTGGTTTAACGCGAAAAAAGCGATCGAGCTAGGTTTCGCCGACGGCATGCTGACCAGAGAGCCGGTGCGGGAAACGGATCTTGCGGTCGACAGCTACCAGTTCAGCCGCCGCGCGGTGACCAATTCACTGCTGAATAAACTGCAGCGAAAGCAGGAAAGCAAACCGGACGCGGAGGAGAAAACCCCCGCACCACCTGTCGAACCGAGATACCCTTCTGAGCCGCTCTACCAGCGGCTCAATCTGATTTCACATTAAGGAGGAAACACATGAATACAATTTTACAGCTGCGCGAGAACCGCGCGAAGAAATGGGACGCCGCGAAAGCGTTTCTGGACGTCAAGCGCGGCACGGATGGCCTGCTCTCCGCCGAGGACGCGCAGGCATATGAAAAGATGGAGGCCGAGGTAGTCGCGCTCGGCAAAGAGGTCGAACGCCTCGAGCGTCAGGCTGCGCTGGACGCGGAACTGAACAAGCCCACCGCCGACCCGCTGACCAGCAAGCCCGCGCAGGTCAACGCGGAGCAGAAGACGGGCCGCGCGACCGACGCATATAAGAAAGCGTTTTGGAACGCGATCCGCGCAAAGAACCCGAGGCCGGAAATCCTAAACGCGCTGGTCGAAGGCACCGACAGCGAGGGTGGCTATCTCGTACCGGATGAATTCGAAAAGACGCTGGTGCAGAAGTTGACGGTTGCGAATGTGCTGCGTCCGCTCTGTCACGTGATCCAGACCAGCTACGGCGATCGGAAGATCCCGGTGGTCGCGTCGAAAGGCTCCGCCGACTGGGTCGACGAGGAAGGCAGCTACCCGCTCTCCGACGACAGCTTCGCGCAGATCATCCTCGGCGCATACAAGGTCGCAACTATGATCAAGGTATCGGAAGAACTGCTTTCGGACAGTATTTTCAACATCGAAGGATATGTTTCCGAGCAGTTTGGCAAGCGCATCGGCGACAAGGAGGAGGACGCGTTCCTCAACGGCAACGGCGTGAGTAAACCCACGGGAATCCTCAATACCACCGGCGGTGCAGAACTCGGCGTCACGACCGCGGGCGCCGCAGCGATCACGGGCGACGAGCTGATCGATCTTGTGTACTCGCTCCGTGCACCGTATCGCAAGAGCGCGGTGTTTGTGCTCAATGACACGACGGTAAAACTGCTCCGGAAGCTCAAGGACGGCGAGGGGCAGTATCTCTGGCGACCGGGTATCACCGAAAACGCGCCGGATACGATCCTTGGTCACCGCATCGTGACCAGTGAGTTCATGCCGGGCGTCAGCGCAGGCAATAAGTCCATCGCGTTCGGCGACTTTTCCTACTACTGGATCGCCGACCGTCAGGGTCGTACGTTCAAGCGCTTGAACGAGCTGTATGCGACCACCGGTCAAGTCGGGTTCCTTGCTTCTCAGCGGCTTGACGGCAAGCTTATTTTGCCGGAAGCGATCAAGGTCCTGCAGCAGAAAGCGTAAGAGGAAATGGGAATGGACTATAACGCTAAGAACTATATGGCGCAGGGCGGCGACCGGTTGGTAATCGGCGGCACGCTCGAAATTCAGGAGGGGGCCTCGGTGACGGGGCTTCCTCCCGCTGTGGTAGCGGTGGCGACGGAAGAAGCGCTCGGCGGCGTGTTGGCGGCGGCAAAAGCGGAAACGGATACGTTGGAAGCGAAGATCGGAGAGGATCACAAGCTCTACGTACCGCCGTATACGCTTCCCGCGGCGGAAGCAGCTGCGCTGGGCGGTGTATTGCTTGCGGCGAACCAGGCAGCCAGCACGGCGACGGAGCTATCCGGACTCGTTACGGAATTCAATACGCTGCTTGCCGCGCTGAAGGCCGCCGGAATCATGGCAGCGGACGAAGTAGGTTCGATGTAAGATGCCGACGCTCCTGAGCAAGGTCAAAGCGAACCTGATCCTTGAGCACAGCGAGGACGACGAACTGCTGCAACGCCTGATCGACGCCGCGGTCGCATATGCAGAAAGCTATCAACACCTGACCTCCGGAACCTACGAAGCGGCAGCAATGCCTGTGACAACCGAACAGGCCGTGATCATGCTGGCCTCCCATTTTTACGAGAGCCGGGACGGCAGCACGGGCGGATTCTTCGCGGACAACGTGCAAGCGGGGCAACAGGTGTGGAACACGGTGAACATGCTGCTACGGCTTGATCGGGACTGGATAGTGGGTATATGAGCTTTGGCAAAATGAATGTACGGATTTCGATTGCGGAGGAAACGATCAGTAAGGACGCGGAAGGCTTCTCAACGAAAACAGACAATATTCTCATCTGCCTCCATGCCTACCGGGAAGGTCGGCACGGCTCCCAGAAATGGATCAACCGCGCCGCCTTCTCGGAGGCGACCGATCTCTTCCGCTTGCGGAAGATTCCCGGGTTCATGGTGATGACGGAGCATGTGATCCTGTGCGACGGCGAACGGTATGAGATCACGTCTGTCGAGAACGTCAAAGGCAGAAATATGTATCTCGAGGTCCTGGCTAAAAGGGAGGTTGCTACGCATGGCTAGAATGACAATAAAAATGCCGACGGGCTTGATGGACCAATTGGCCAAGGTGGCGGAGAAAACCGATCGCGCGATTCCCAAGGCACTCGAAGCCGGCGGCAAGGTTGTATTTGAGAAAATGCAGGCTAACATGCGCTCGGCGATCGGACGGGGCACGAAGTATAAATCCCGTTCCACTGGCAAGTTGCTGGCGGCATTGGGCGTATCCCCCGTCAAGGTGAATGACGAGGGCAACTACGACGTGAAAGTTGGGTTTTCGGAAGGACGTGGCAATACGAGCAATGCAATGCTCGCCAATTTATTGGAGTATGGAAAGCATGGCCAACCACCGAAGCCGTTTCTGAAGAGGACAAAATCGTCAAGTCAGACGCCGTGCATTGAGGCGATGCAATCTGTCCTGAAGGAGGAACTGAATCTCCCGTGAGTATGCTGGAAGAATTGAATACGATTGTTGAAAGCGCCGGACTTCCTGTGGAGACCGGCGTTTTCTCCGGCACCGCGCCGGACGAGTATGTCGTGATCACGCCAATCTCGGAACACTTCGCGCTGTTCTCGGACGATACGCCAGGCATGAATATCGAAGAAGCACGGCTGTCGCTATTTTCGAAGAAAAACTATACGCAACAAAAAGACCTGCTCACCCGCATGCTTCTGACGGCAGGATTTGTTGTAACGGATCGGCGGTTCATAGGGCGTGAAGACGATACCGGATATTTTCATGTCGCGATCGACGTCGCGAAAGAAACGGAGGAAATATAAATGGCTACAGTGGGTTTGGACCGGCTGTATTATTCAAAGATTACGGAGGATACCGCCGGGGATGAAACATACGGCACGCCGCAGATGCTGGCAAAGGCGATCTCTGCGGATCTGGAGATCGAACTGAACGAAGCGACGCTGTTTGCCGACGATTCAGCGGCGGAGGTCGTAAAGGAATTCAAGAGCGGGAAACTGTCGCTCGGGATCAACGATATCGGCGCGGCAGTCGCGGGCGACCTGGTCGGTGTGGTGATCGATGACAATGGCGTGGTGATCTCGCAAGGGGAAGGCATGCCTTCGCCGGTAGCGGTCGGATTCCGGGCGAAGAAAAGCAATGGCAAATACCGATATTTTTGGCTTTACCGCGTCATCTTCGGCATTCCGGC